AGCTTGCTTTGCAATTCACGATTCTGGCGTTGCAATTCACGGTTCGTCTTTCGCAACTCTCGTACCCATTCAGGTGCTGGAGTGTGCTCTTCGGGAGGTGGCGCTTCCTCACCAATGCTGACTACGACTTCTTCGGTATCTTCAGGTTCTTCGTTATCAACGATTTCGCTGATCTCGGTTTCTTCTTCTTCTACCTCAACTTCGCTGTCCTCAATTACTGCCTTTTGATTCATCTTTGACCCCATTCAACTCACCCACTTTGAACGGCTGGGTGGTTGCCGTTTGTTCGATTGTCGCTTGTTTTTTACTGATTCGCAACAGGCTGAACTATCTGCCCCTGCAATATCTCTTGCACCGCCTGGGCATTGGTCATCGCCATGTCCTGTGCAGTTTGGTCAACTTTGCCCAAGCTTTCCAGCGTCTGGGCACGTTTCAGTTCTGCACTTGCCACGGTTTCCACAGTGTCTGCTCTGGCCTTTGCTGCCTTTGCGGTTGCTTCTTCAGCGGCGGCTTGCAAGTACATGGCGTTCGGGTCTTGTGGTTGGCCTTGCATTTCCGCCATCAACTCTTGCGCTTCGTCATCAGTAGGTTTGACCACGCCCATCCGCAAAAGTTTCTTGCGGAAGTAGGCATTTGCGTCCCCAACGCCCTCGCCTTCCATGTTCATCATTGCCATGCTTGTCAGAACTTGGGCGGTTTCTGGGTCACTGGTGATCTGAAGCATCCCAGTCAAAGCCCTGACCGTTGCCGCACGTTTACTGCTGGACGATGGACCAACCTCGGCAACCACATCAAATGTGGCACTGGACAAATCATTTGCCATCACCACTGCACCTGACTGAGTGTCAATCATGGGTTGCATCAACTCCACCATGCCAGCTTGACCAGTAGGCGAAATGGTTTTCATCTTCCGCTTGTCTTCGGTGTAGATTTCTTTTGCCATGCCAAGCCAAATCTCACCGCATCGCTTCATTCCCTTGGCAAAGTTGCTCATGTAAATGAAGGTCTGCATATCCACACGGGTTTGTATCATCTCCACCGCTTTGCCAGATACGCCCGACACAATCTTGTCAGCACCTTGCGGGTTGCCCAAAATGTCCTGCATATCCTGCTCAGTGATTCCAAGCAAAGCCGCCATTGCTGGTGGAATTTGTGCCGACTTTGTATATCCCACAGGGCCAGCGGCTTGGGTGTTGCCATCAGGTCCAGTGATTGGGTTAATAAGCAGATAAGGGTAATCCCGCAGATTGTCCTCTGCCCACATTACCTGATGTCCAGCTACTTGCTCAGGGGTCATGATGGGCTTTTCAATGCTGGACAATGCACTTATTTCGCCCAGCTTGGACAGTTGCATATTCTTCAGACGTTGGGCATCTTTGGCAAGCCTGACCGCACCCATGCAACGCTCAATGTTGTCCACAAACCAGCGTTTTCCGTACACCACAACAATCGGGATATTCTTTCCAGCGATATATCCAGCATCTTCCAGCACCTTGCCGCCAGACATGATGTATTTGCGAACGCGCATTCTTTTGACACGCTTTTGGCGCACCTCACGAGTGAGGACAGCCATTAGGGTTTCTTCTAGCGTCTCATCGTTCGCAAAATCCGTTTCTGAATAGCGTTCCTCAGTTCCGTCAATCGCTTTGAATATGCGGATTAACTCTGACTTTTCCTCAACTTTGTAGTATTCAGCAACGAAAACCACATCAGGGGTTGACCAATCAAATTCGTACTGGTGAATTATCTTAGGCCAGTCGGTTGGGTCATCGTTGTAGATTTCTTTGTAGCTTTCGCGGGTCATGCTGGTGACCACAAAGCAAAACTTAGCGTCTGACTTATCCTGGCGTTTGGCGTTTAAATCAAAGAAAACTGAACTGTCAGCATCAAAGATTGGCTCGAACCGAATCCGCTGGCGTTCATTCTCTGGGTCTTCTTCATCTTCATAGACTGTCCGCAACCGCCATGCGCCAATGCCACCACCTACAGCTTCTTCAAAGGCGTTGTCGTATGCTTCATCAGCCACAGATGCCTGTTCGTCAGCACGGTACAGGCCATCACAGACTTCTGCCAACCTGTCGTTTTCTGTGCCATCTTTGCTCACATAGTCAACTGTGATGCGGTTATTGCGATATTCGTTGACGATACGAATCACTGCCAACATGATCTTGTTGACTTCAAACTTAGGTTTGTTTTCGTATTGGTCCCACAATGGGCCTTCCCACTGACTACCTGCTAGCGAGTAGAAACGCCGATCTTGCAAGCATTGCAGACGCTCATCCCTGAGTGCAGTTTGTATGTCGTTGAACTGCCGCAATGCTTCAGAGTGCAGATTCGCTAGGCGTTGGTCATTGGGTATGCGTGCCATTTGTGTCCTTTGGGGCGATTATCTACCAGCGTTTGACATTGGGCAATGGCGTGAATATAGCTGATTTTGTGACCGCTGACCGTCTGATGCCTTCACAGGCATAACGCAAGGCATCAATAACATGGTTCTTTTTGTCCTCAAGCTGGGGCAATATGCGACCAGTCAATGGGTCAGATTTGTAACTGTACAGGCTCAGTTCGTCAATGGTGTGTATGCACCGCGGGTGAACCACAATGTCGTAGTTCTTCAAAAACTCTATGCCTTCCTCGACCGATCTCGGCCCCTTGACCGCTGTCATAATTTTAGGGAAACCATTACGCTTCATGTGGCTGATGGTCTCAGGTCGGGCTGAATCTGCAACGATTGGCCATTTTTCTGCTTCTGGCACTTGCATGAATAACTCAGGCGTGTTGACGATCTCGCACCCAACCATGTAAGCCTCATGATCGATGTACAGCGTGCGCCCAATAATGTGGCATCTGACCAACACAGTCGGGTCTACAGAGAATCCCCAGTCTGCACCCAGGCGGTGAATGGCATCTGATGGCGCATCGAATTCGTCAATCTTCCAATTCCTGAATACCCTGCTGTTGCTGTTTTGCAGGTATTGGCCCATCCAAACGTGCTGATATTTGTCAGGGTCACGCCGCTTGTCGTACTCCATTTCGTCTCGCAGGACATCAGGAAACCAAGGGTTTTCCCCAAAGTTGACCTTGATTACCGTAGCACTGGCTGGCGGTTCTGGCCCACGCAAAAGAAAATCCACTGGGTCTGATTGCTGGCGAGGGTTCCACGTGAACCATAACTCGCTGTTGGGTTTGCGGATTGTTGGTCTCAATAGGTCAAGGCTGGTTTGACTTAATGACTGGGCTTCTTCAACCCAGGCACAATCGTACCCTTCCAGCGACTTAATTGAGTCGGCGGTATGGTTCTGCATGCCTTGGAAAATAATCGCCCCATCGCCCTTTTTGGACTTGATGACAGAATCCTGCACTTCAAAGTACGCCCCTGCATTCATGCCTTCAATCTTGGTCTCCAATAGACGCTTGACAGACTGATTCAAAGACTTCTGTATCTCTCGGACGCAAACGCTACGATGTTTCTGGTCCATGATGTGAGCCTCAATCATCATTTCAGCAAATAGATGCGACTTGCCTGAGCCTCGACCACCCCATGCCCCTTTATAGCGACTGGATTCAAGTAAAGGCAAAGCCCATTCAGGCGTTTGAATTTGCAGGATTTTACCCATGCTTTACAACAACACGTTCGATCTTGGCAAATTCAAGTGGCTGACCATCAGCACCAGTCAGTTCATGGCGTTGAGTTTCTCTCCAGCCCATTTGCGATTTTGACCACCAAATTTGTGCTGTTGTATCACCAGCCATGGCTTTTTGGAAAATTCCTTTGCCAACTTGTGCATTTGCTTTTGCTTTGCCGTTGACCAGTTCAGACTTAAAGTATTTTCTAAGTGTGTCAATGTCAATACCATCACGGGTCAATGCGGCTATTTGCTCAAAAGGCACACCATAACCCGACATTGCCTCGACTTGTCTGCGCTCGGCATCAGTCGGCACAAAGGGTTTTCTACCACTACCTTCTCGTGCCCCACCGTTCTGTTTTGGCCTATCTGCCTCTTTTTTAGGCAGTTGGGTGGAATTTTCAGTGATTTTTTTCATAAGTAACCTCCGCGAAAGGTTGTTTTGCTGCGTGTTTTGTCAATACAACTTACATTGTGCCTTATTTCACCGTGCTTGTAACGCGTGACAAGACTCTGGGTTTACGATGTGACACGTCTAGTATTTTTGGCACGGCATATTTCCACATGACTTGATGATGTATTCGCCTGTCACTTGTGCCGACTTCTGCAATCTTTACACATGAAGGTGCATACATCACTGTATAGAATGATTTTATATATGTGCCTAGATCGAGGTAGATTTCTGTCAATCCACCTGAATTTTGCTGTGTCACTACTTGCTGTAATCGCAACTGAGGTGAGGTCATAAACAGTATGCCTCGGCGACCCCATTCCACATACATATTCACATCTTCATTAATTCGCCCCATAAACTGCACTGGTCGATCAACTCGAAACAAAAACGAATTCATTACTTTACGATAAATTTCGTCTTTTCTCATTCTGCTTAACAATGTACAAGCTTCCCCACCTATAAAGTCTCCACCCTGTGCAAATGCAATGGAATGGAATGGCGTTGTATCCATGAAATCCATCATTGCCTCTAGCAAATCATCCAACTTGCCAATCTTATTGTTGGATGTTGTGTATTGCATTTCAGCATTAAGTGAATAGTCAAAGCGGGTGTAATCGTCATCCAGTTGCCAGAAATGGGTCAAACCTAGATCACTTGCCACTTTAAAGTTCCAGTTTCGGGCAAATACCACACTGTTGCGCTTTTTAAAGTTATCACCGCTATCAGTGATGTCCATCGCGTCCTGTTTATTGAAAACGATCACTGTATCTGTTCCGTACAGATTTTTGTACTTGGTGATTTGTTTATCTTCGTTATCGCAAAGTAGGTAAATCTTGCCTGTGTATCCTTGCTGTCGCAGTGTTTTAAATGTGTAAACTGAATCTGCCCTACCATGAGTCAGAATAAATACGGCAAAGTTGCGATCTGTCATTGTTCAGCACCTTTTTCGCTGGTGTAAATATCGCCAATGACTTGGGAGAGTTTTACATATCCATCAGCAATCGCCTTGTCAAAGTCCACAATCACCAATGCACTATCTTCCATCAGTTGTTGCAGGTCTGGTGGTGCATGAGCATAAAATTCTGCGATCTGTTCAAAGTCAAAACGTATGTGCCTTGCCGCCGCCGCAAGTAAAAATTCTTTTATTTCTGAGTCAATGCTATCGTCTTGGTAAATTTTGGCTGTAAGTTCTTCGTATTTGCTTCTGTCGTAAAGTTCTAAAATTGGCGGGCAATCACCTGATGGCTCATAAACAGGGGCATCAATCTTTTTGCTGTACTTGCTATCGTCTTCATCTTCCTCTGGCGAAAGTATTTCTGCAATCTCATCAGCCGCAAATCCAGTTAGATCAAGATCAAACCCCAGGTCTCCAAGTTCACCAAGTTCAAGGGCCAACATCTCATTATCCCAGTCAGCATTCAATGCCAATTTGTTATCAGCAATGATGTAGGCTCGTTTTTTGGTATCTGACCATCCTTTGGCAATTACGACTGGCACTTCAGTCATTTTCAACCTTTGTGCCGCCAATGTCCTGCCATGACCAGCGATAATTCCACCGTTCTCGTCTACCAATATGGGTGTAGTCCAACCCCACTCTTTGATTGATGCCGCAATTTGACTGATCTGCTCATCGCTGTGGGTTCTGCTATTTCTAGCATACGGAATCAATTTATCAATCGACCACTTTTCCACTTTATCTGCTGGGTTCATGCTATCTCCGTTGGTTTAGGTACATTTACAGGCCAATCATTTTCTAGTGCTTTCACTGTGGCTTTGTGTGCGTCAGTCCACAATTTCTGTCGTTCTTCTTTGCTTAATTTTGTGCCTTGGTCAATCTCGTAGTGGCACTTGAGGCACAAAGCCGCCGTAAGGTTATCGTCAGCTTTCACGCCACGACCTTTGCCGCCGCCCCAGTTTGTATGTGCCGCTTGGACCATATGTGCTGACCCACATACTTGACAATCAAGATTTGCCACCATCTTCAGCAAGTTTTTGCTTCTGACGTATTCGTGCTTTGCTCTCAATGATGGTCTCCAGTGTAGTAAATCTGTGCATATTGGCGCATTCCAGTCTCCGTCTGCGTGTGTTTCCTGTTGACTCTCTACTCTCTTTAACGATTGTCCATGTGCCGCAAACTGGACATTTCATTGGTGTGCCCTGTCCTGATTCCTGTTGGTTGCTTCCCGTGATCGCCAAATCTCAATGTCAAGTCGTGCCGCCTCAAGTTCCCAACGCAAGGTTTCTTCTTTTTCAATTGCTTCAGCCAGTCCACGAATAAGTTGTTGATAACTTGGATGGGCATAGGCTTCTCGTTCCTGTGCATTTGCCGCTTCAATGCCCAATGTTAAGGCATCTTTCATCAGCAGAGCTTTTTTGGACTTCCTGAATTCTTCAAGGTATACCCTTTGGGCTTTGGCTTCTCCAAAAGCTGGGGCTTTGTCTCGAATCGTTTGTGCCGCTTGTTCTGGTTTCATTTTGTCTCCATGATTGCTACATCTACACCAGCCACCGCTGAATAGACTTTTTTGATGTTCAGTTCGACCACTTGCGTATCGTCAAGGTATACCGTGCCGTTCATAGCATCCAAAAATGCTTTTGCTACGTTGTCAATGTCGGGCTTCTTTGCTGGTCGTTCAGAACCATCTAAACACGCTATTTTGCGGCTTTTTGAGTACGACTGAGGAATTGATACCCTGATGTACAGATAAACGCTCACAGGCGTTTCTAGTGGTTTCTGTGACCCCATTGCCTTGCCAGCATAGAGTTGAATTGCAGTTTCGTAATCAAGGGTCTGCTGATCGGTGTAAACCTTGGTGAACTTTCCATGTCGGGAAAATCGCGGTCTGCCTTTACCCCTGGGTTCAAGGGGCACATCAAAGACGATTGACATCATGATTCATTCCTGAAGTCAAGGTATCTAGACCAGCCTGACCACGTTTTTTCAGGATGTCCATCTTCACATCCTCCCACCAAATCCGTGCTTTTTGTCGACCAACTTCTTTGGCCTTCAAGCGATACCTGCGTATCCATTCCAGTGCTTCTGTCTGGCGCAAGGTCTCCAGCATCTCGCAACGCTCGGTTGATGTCAACAAGGCTAAATTCTTGGCCTTCCCGTCTTTTGTCCAATAAATATTTGTAGTCATACATCAAAACACCTCGTCATCTTGCCAGTGCTGCACTGGTGGGTGAGTCAATGCAACTGCAATGTCTCGTCTGGTGGCTGGTTTTTTGTCAGACCATTGATGGTTTGAACACATAGGTTTTGAACCTTCCATTTGTACTGACCAGCGTTTATGGCATCCAGGCACAGAACACATCAACCGATCAAAGTTGTCTTGCGGTTCTTCTTTTTTGAAATTAGTGATTGCCATGGTATTTCCCTTCTACGATCTTTGCAAAATTGCTTGGTTTCAAAATCCACTCGAGATCGGCAGTAAATGCACGACCATCCTTGCTATTAACTTTTCCAGTCAAAAACTTGGATTTACCAATGTGTTGGAAAAATTCACCCCACCAGTTCAGTACATGGGCAGTCTCAATATGTTTGTCCTGTGCAAGTTCTATAGCTACCTCACGCCATCTTTGCCGTAAATAACCCTGTCTGGTAGTATTCCAAACCTCAACCTTCCGCAGGGTTGGTAACCACTGGTGATAAAGCTCAATGACCCCTTTGTGTTCGCAGTCTGGCAATTTTTTTTCAGACTTTAGTTTGTCGTCAGACAAATAAATATCTATTGTGTTTTGTGTAATGTGTTCTGTGTTATGTGTAGCATTGGATTCGGATTGCGACTGCAGTGCGTCCGCATCAGAAGTCTTATGCCATCGAATTTTTGCACTGGCACTTGCCTTTTGAGATTTATCTCCAGCTTTCAAAATCTCAGCATTTGCCCTGTGATGTATCCATCCATCTTCCGTTTGTTCAAAATACTCTTGCAAAACCAACGCAATGCAATCGCTATGCAATCGCATGCGAATCTGTCTTGCAGTTTCTTTACTGTCAAGTGGGATGGGTTTTTCGTGTAGATAGTACCAATCGAGTAATCGCCGATAGGCCAAGTCTTCCATTTCGGAAAGGTGTTCAGTATGACTTTTGTAGTCACCTATATTGAACTGATAGTAGTGCATAGAACCTCACATCATTGGTCATCATCACAAAAGAAACATCGGCAGGACGGTGATGAATCGCCTTTTCCCCCGCTAAAGGTAGCCGTGTCTCAACTATACATCAAAAGTCGTAACCTCGTTTGAAAACCATTGTGGACGTATCGCTCGAAGTTGCCAAAGTCTGCCTTCTGGTATCTGTTTCCATTGATTCACAGCGGCCCTGGTGATACCCAAAATACGTGCAAGTTCACTTTGTGAACCAGCCAATTTGATGATCTGTTCTTTGTTCATACCAGCATTGTATGTTAAGCAAGATGAACATCAAAGTCCTTTAACAA